TTTTTCGCAGAATGTTTCTAGGCGATTCTCTGAGATTCCACGGACATAGACTAGATTTGCTTCTAAGCCGATATAGCCATTAGGAGGGCAGATACTCCCATCACTAGTAAGGGCGATGAATTTACTTGTGCGAAGGGTTGTAGCGTTGACCTGCCTAGGCAATAAAAACTCCAGCTCTACCCCTATGAACTCCCCCCTATGGCTCTGGATGTTGAGCAGGTCACGAATACCCATATCCCGTTGCATCACGGGAACGGCAGGGCGGTGAACCTTTCTCTTTTCCTGCATAGCAGACCAGAGCCACGCCCCAGCCCGTTGAAAGCTAGGGATATGTTTTTGAGGGAGTCCGATAGGATAATCGGTGGAATCGAAGCGTAGTTGACGGGCGATGAATTTCAGTTTTCTCCCGATCTGCATTTTAAGCTCTAGAGGGTGCTTATTCATATCCAAACCGCCCCAGCGTAGTGCCTTTTTATATAGTGTGTTTTTCATAGTGTTTTTAATTCTTTCTATTTAATAGGACATAAACCGCACCCCAGAAAAACCCTGCTACTCCGCAGAGGATTCCAAAGGCTAGGAGCGTCCAGATTTCGTTTTGCATAAGGTGAAGATACTGGAGAGCGTGAAGTGTGTCAAGGGATATTTATCTCTTTATAAAAAGATTTTAAGTGCGTTTCTGGATAGAGGATAGCGGGAAGCGGTGTCGAGCGTTTCTAGGGGCATTTACGGCTCACCTTATCGATTTCAGTTTTTGGCAAGCGAAAAAGAATGATAGAGAATGATAGTAGCTCTGCTAATGGTTGGCCTATGCTTTTCTAATGTTGACAAGGTATAACAAAAAAACACGAAAAAGATATTTCGGCGTTGCATTTGCTCCCGTTGCACCCTAGGCAAACCCCATAAAACTCTCTCGCTTCCTGCATCAATCCCGTTTCCTCTTTCTACAAGCTGGGACGGCGTTGCATAGGTGGTGCAGACATTCTCAATCTCTTTACCTGTGAGTGGAGAGCCTGTCATGTTTGCCCGATTCTTGCCCGATCTTTTCTTGGTTGCATCAGTCGTGCAACGGCTGGTGTTGATAGAGCCTCGACATGGCATCGACCGCCGAAAAAAACGGCTTGACCCCATAGGGGGGGAAAACGCACCAGTAATTCATGTAATACTCTCTCAGATTTTTTCACCAAAATCTTAACCCCTCTATTAGCCAGCCTTCTATCGTACTACACCCCCTTTACAACCCCGCTTGTAACTAGTATTGTATCCGTATGAAAACACTATTAATTGCCTTAACCTTGGTAACCGCAACCTTACAGGCTGAAGATAACTGGTCTGAGTTCTTAGGTGTGTCTCATCAGTCCAGAGGCACAACTACAATCGTGAACAATACAGCCTTCACCAGTACAGGTGTAGTGACTAAAGTTCGTGACACCTATTTCGGTGCTGGTGGAATCACAGTTAAGCAGGGCGACAGCTATTATGGCCCTCGTTCTTATACGACCAAAGTGGGCAACGATTACTTCAGTAGCGGGACTAGGTAATATGCGTACTGCTTTATCTTGGCTTCTGTACCATCTAGGTGACCTTGTAAGCCGTACTAGCCTTCGATACGGCTACGGGTACAGGCTTTACAATAAGCTTATGTGTTGGTCTGTTAAACTAGATGTGGATTATGCGGTGTGGCGGTCTATCCAATAAAGCCTTTGGTAAAGCTAGGGTTGTCCTTAAGCACTTGCCCTAGTGTTGCCTCAAGGGTCTTTATGTCCCGTTCTGACAGCTTAACCTCGTAAAGGAAGTTAATAGCCTCAAGCACTTCATGTAGCAAAGTCAGTTGCTTGCTTTGTGGGTCTTGAAGGCTGTTAATGAGAATCTGAGTCTTTGGGTATGTCTGGCAGATACCGAACATATCAGAGGAACCTTCGTTCCCCATAAGTTTTTTGTAGGCTGAAGTGGAGTCGTACTCTACGACCTCAAACTCCAACGGGCCAATCTTCATTGAGGCACGTTTACACCAGAAGATTCAGTAGGTATAGTTAAACCAGAAACTCCACGCAATCTAGTTCTTTTCTGTCTTGCTGGAGAGGACGCTGAAACTGCGTCAGTCGCTAAAGGGCTTGCTGTAGCTTGTGGAGCAGAAGCCGTTGATGATTGTTGATCTTGACCTAGACCCCGTGCTCTGGCTTGGTTGCTAATTTCTGAAAACACCCTTTCCCGAACAGCGGGAGCATTATTCAATACTGAACACATATTATTCAGCAAACCCGCCAGTTTTGTTCTTCATCTTCTTATAAATCTTAAGGTCAATCGTAGTTTTCTTTTTGCTCCGGCTGATGCCTAGTTTCTTGCGTCTGTTGATATTGTAATAGAGTCCTTTTTTCATTTCTTACGACCTTTCGAGTAAGCAATAGCAAGCATTTGAGCCATGCTACGTTTCTTACCAGAAGCACCTTTGGCTTTACCTTTTTTCTTATTGTCAGCCATAAGTTCTTTAATGTTCTTTTGAATGTTGAGTCCTAAAGGCATTTAAGTTTTCTAAGTAACTTTATTCATTTTGTAAAGGACATATATCATACATTGGTTATGTAAGTGTTATTATAGAAGTTTAGAATAGGTTATTACTTACTAGTATTTTTTAAAGAATCTATATCTATGATTAATCTCATTATTCTAATATATGATTAATATATATACCCCCTTACCCCCATAAAGTGACCTTAAACTATACCCCCTTAAGATTCGTTTAAGTAAGGAGAATCAGATCGTCTCCCTCTACTATACAGACAATTCCCATAAGGGAAAACTATAAACTATTAACTATAAACAACTTAAGTCTAGGCTTGTAACAAATCTTCTTTATATTGTGTTACCCCGTAGGGGAGCTACCAGATAGCTTACTAAAAGTCTTATATTCATCATTGTATCGGTTGAGAAGCCCTTTACCAAAGAGGTCACCCCATCTACCTGTCTGGGTGTTACCATTAGCCATCTTGATGCTGTCTGTCTTGTTCCAGTAATGGGTCTTGTCATACAGCTCTCTGGCTTGCCGTAGCTTGGTATGGAACTCCCCAGCACTCATCCCATTGAGGGCATTAAGGGCTTCTGGTGTGATGTCCTTACGGCTGAACTCAATCTTGTCAGAGCTTGTACCAACAGCGTTTAGGATTGCCCTAGCACCCGAATCACCCCTCATGTGTGCAACAGACATAATGGCCCCAATCATGCCAGCATCTTTGACATTGGGTAACCCTACGACCTTGAGCTTTGAAGAAAGCTGACCTGCTACAGCATTGGTAGCTTGTTCGCTATTCGCACCGAACTTCTGGACAGCTTGGCTCACCTCTTGGTAGCCGGGGTTGCCTTCTCGGAAGCCAAAGGTCTCTTTACGGCCAGATTGGACGGCTGAAACACCTTCTGCTTTCATAATGGCTCTTGCTGAGTCCCGAATGATGCCTGTAAGGGAATCTACTTGGTCACTATTTAAGTTCATTTTGAAGGCCATTGTAGGCTCATTTTGAGGCATTGTGGGAGCTTTTTCTGCAACCTGTGGTTGGGTAGGGGTAGTTTGAGGGGCTTTGGGGGTGGGTAATGGAGCACTAAAAGATGGAGCAGGGCGTTCCCACTTCATTGTTGCTCTGTTAAGAATCCAATCTGACATAGCCGTTATCTATTTATCCAAGTTGGTTGTTTTCGTTTTTTTCCAAATACGCTGTCTGCAAATCTAGCAAGCTCATCATCTAAAAGTCGATCTTTTTGTTCGACCAAAGCCAAGTCTGTATCTCTGCCCATTTGCTCTACCCAGTACTGCACAGCCATAGCTAAAGCATCAAGTCGATCATCATTAGACAAAGCACCCCTGTCCCTTGTGATACGGCTCATCTGGTAGAACAGGCTGTATTTGAGGGCGGTGTCTAAGCCCCGCACATCGCAATCGGCATAGTCCTTTCGTACTAGGTCAGAGTCTACAATCAGTTTATGGCTACTCATTACAGGCTCCAATACATCAATAATACGAGCTTCTTTCTGCTTGCTGTGCCGGACTTCTTCTATGTTGCACGGGTGTATACGGGCGAATACAGGTTTGATAAGGCTGGTAAACATACCGCCACCAAAGTTTTCTTCGATGATTACAGCGTTTACGCCATGCTTTTTGGCTACTTCAGCCAGCGTTTCTAGGCTTTTAGGGCTATAACCCTCCATTAAACCGCCTATTTCAGCCAAGAATAGCTGTCCGTGGAGCATCTTGACCACCGCATAGGCTGTCTCATCCCTGCCTTTACCCGATGGGTCTATGCTCATGCAACAGCCATCGTACTTAACCCAAGGCTCTACAATGCTCATTGGCCT